TATGCTCACGCTGAAGGATATGCCACATCAGCATCCGCTCAATATTCACATACTGAAGGTAATAATACTATAGCTTTAGGTGAATATCAACATGTACAAGGTCAATACAATTTAACTAGTACTACATCTGCTTCATTTATTATAGGTAATGGAACATCTAATATTAATAGAAAAAATTTAGTGTTCGCAGCTGGAGGTGATTTTCAAATTACTGGATCTCTTAGAGTAGATGGAGCAGCATATATACAAGGTTTAACTACTACAGCTCAATCAAATGTTGTAACAATTAATCCTTCAACAGGCCAATTATATTATGGTTCTACATCTTCACTTAGTTTTACATCAGCTTCATATGCTGCTACAGCATCGTATGCTCAAGTAAGTTTACAACAAGTACTTGATTATAATCATGATTTAGTAAATGGTAATAACTATCAAGGTACAAATGCTGGAGTAGGAAATTTTGGAACAAATGTTATAGCTATAGGTAACCAATCAGCTTATCAAAATCAAGATAATAATGTTATAGCTATAGGTAACCAAGCAGCTTATCAAAATGTTTTAAGTAATGTTGTAGCTATAGGTTGGAAAGCTTCTTATCTAAATGGAGGACAATATGTTGATGCTATAGGTTATGAAGCAGCAAATCAAAACCAAGGCAATTATGTTCAAGCTTTAGGGTACCAAGCAGCTAATCAAAATACAGGTAGCCAAGTTGTAGCTATAGGATATAGAGCAGCTGAAAATAATAAAACCCCAGGTCTAGTAGCAATAGGACATCTAGCTACTACTAATAACTCAGGAAGTTTTGTAGTAGGTGTAGGTCAACAAACTTTAGCAGGAAATATAGGAACATATGTAACAGCAATAGGTACTGGAGCAGGAAGTGGAAACGTAGGAGATTATAATTCTTTTATCGGCCCAGCAGGAAGTGGAAATAAAGGTAGTTATGTTAATGCTTTAGGTCATCAATCGTCCTTAAATAATTCTGGTAGTCATATTAATTCTTTAGGTTTAGTTGCCGCATATGCGAATAAAGGAACAAACATCAATGCTTTAGGATATGCATCCGCATATCTAAATACAGGTAGTAATGTTAATGCTTTAGGTCAAAACGCAGCTTATCAAAACTCAGGTAGCAATGTTAATGCTATAGGATTACAATCTTCTACAGATAATACAGGTAATGATGTTAACGCTATAGGATATAATACAGCATATGGAAATAAAGGTAGTAATGTTAGTGCTATAGGTTACGATTCTGCTTATCAAAACTCAGGTAGTAATGTTAATGCTTTAGGTTGGAGATCTACTTATCAAAATAAAGGTAATGGTGTTAACGCCTTAGGTTACCAATCAGCTCATCAAAATATAAATGATAATATTAACGCCTTAGGTTACCAATCAGCTTATCAAAATTCTGGTAGCGATGTTAATGCTATAGGTTACCAATCAACTTACCAAAATAAAGGAAATTACATAAATAGTATAGGATATGGAGCATCATACCAAAATATAGGTAATAATATTAATGCTATAGGAGTTAATGCTGCTTATATAAATTCTGGTAGTAATATTAATGCTATAGGAGATTTATCAGCATATAGTAATAAAGGAAATTATGTTAATGCTATAGGTGATCAAGCAGCATATCAAAATTCTGGTAGTTTTAATAATACTATCGGATTTCAATCCGCTTATAGAAATACAGGATCTTATAATAATGCTTTAGGATACAGAGCATCTCAATATAGTAATGGTGATTTTTTAGTATCTATAGGTTATCTTGCTGGACAATATAGTATTGGAAATGATATCATATCTATAGGACAAGGTGCAGGATATTATAATACTGGTAGTAGTAATATATCATTAGGTATATATGCTGGTGCTGTAAGTTCAGGTAGTCAAAATAATTCTATAGGAAATAGTGCTTTTAATTATCATAAAGGTGATTATAGTAATGCTGTAGGTTATCTTGCTGGAACTTTTAGTACAGGAAGTTATATTAATACTATAGGTCATCAAGCTTATCAATATAGTAATGGTAATTATAATAATGCTATAGGTTATCAAGCCGCATATTCAAGTTCTGGTAGTAATATTAATACTATAGGAAATTTATCAGCATATAATAATAAAGGAAATTATGTTAACGCTTTAGGATATGCATCCGCTTATAATAATAGTGGTAGTTATGTTAACGCTATAGGTAACTCAGCAGGTTATAATATAGGTAATTATGTTAATGCTATAGGTGATAATGCTGCTAAAGATAATTATGGAACTAGAGTTAATGCTATAGGTTTTCAAGCAGCCCAAGCTAACTTAAGTACAGATGTTAATGCAATAGGTACTGGAGCTGCATCAAATAATGTAGGAATTTTAGTAGATGCTATGGGTTATCTAGCTGCTGCTAATAATAATGGTTTTAGTGTTGTAGCTATAGGTTATAGTGCAGCTAATCAAAATGGAGGCAATTATGTTAATGCTATAGGTACATCTGCAGCTCAATTTAGTAGTGGTAGTAATATTAATGCTATGGGTGCAGCAGCTGCTAATCTTAATACAGGTAGCCAAGTTATAGCCATAGGACCTTCTTCAGCTAATAGTAATAGAGGAAATGCTGTTACAACTATAGGCAGTAATACAGGACAATTTAATTCAGGTAGTCAAGTTAATGCTATAGGTGATCAAGCAGCATATCAAAATTCTGGTAGTTATGTTAATGCTATAGGTTTTAACTCAGCAAAACAAAACTCTGGTCTTCATGTTAACGCTATAGGTAGAAACACAGCTCAATCAAATATTGGTACGTGGGTTAACGCTATTGGTGATCAAGCCGCTAAAAATAATACAGGACAACAAGTTACAGCTATAGGTTATAATGCTGGAATTGATAATCAATTATCAAATTCGTTTATCATATCTAATTATGATTTACCTTCATTTAATAATTGGACAGCAGCATCTGCTTCTATAAATGTAACAAATGGAGCTGTAACAGGTAGTACTTATTTATATTACGATCAAACATCTAAATCAATCGGAGCAGTAAGATTATAAAAAATAAAATCAAATAAAATAAAATCAAATTTATGACAACAACAGTTTTAACTCAAGAAGAAATTACTCAATTGAAAAGTACAAGAGAAAAAAGAATTCAATTAGTAGAAAGTTTTGGAATTTTAGAATCAAGAATTCAAGAATTTAGTTTACAAAAAGATTATCTTAAAGATGAACTTAAAAAATTAATTCAAGAAGAAAATGATCTAGGCAGAAACCTTCAACAAAAATATGGTGATGGATCTATCGATCTAGAAAAAGGAGAATTTATATCTAACTAATATTTTTAGCAGGTTTTACCATATTTATAACAAAATAAAATAAAATAAAAATAAATTATAAACAATGGCAGAAACTTTAATATCACCAGGCGTTTTAGCAAGAGAAAATGATTCATCTTTTGTAAGTAAAAGACCCGTTCAAGTAGGAGCAGCAATTATAGGACCAACAGTTAAGGGTCCTGTTGAAGTTCCAACTGTAGTTACTACTTACAGTGAGTATGTTAATAAATTTGGTACTACTATTGAAAGTGGTAGTTCAACAAATTTAAAAACATATTCATACTTTACCTCAATAGCAGCATATAATTATTTTCTTAATGGAGGTAATTCATTATTAATAAGCAGAGTAGTATCAGGATCATATACACCAGCTTCAAGTTCAACAATTAATAATGATGTAACTAATGTAGCCGGAGCTACTGCAACCGGATCTTATACTTTTGTTGCAGCTAATACAAGTTCAGTATATCAAGGAGTTGCTATTAATATAGGAAATAATACTTGGTATCTTTCTGGATATAATAATAGTACATTTTATAATAATTCTTTAGATTATGCTTATTTTAATACTGGATCAAATTGGGTAAATGGATTAAGAGATGCTATTAATGGTTGGTCTGAATTACAACAATATATCTCAGCTAGTTCTTTAGGATCTACATTAATATTATCTGGATCAGCTGGAAATACTAGTATTAATGGAGTTACATTATATACTTCTAGTTACGTCGGAGATACAGGTGGATTAGCTGCTACATTAGGTGGTGCTACTCCAAGTACAACATCAACTGCTTTTGTCTTAGAAACACTTTCCGAAGGTATTATTATGAATAGTACTAGTACAGAAATAACTAATAATGTTTTACCAAGTGGTTCCAAAGATAATATCAGATGGCAAATCTTAAATTCTAATACATCAAGTGGTATATTTGATTTATTAATTAGAAGAGGTGATGATAATATTCTTCAACCAACTATTTTAGAAACTTGGACTAATTTAAGTTTAGATCCTAATTCTAGTAATTATATTTCTAGAGTAATTGGAGATATGAGAGAAAGTTACGATCCAGTAAATAATCAAATTGCTTTTACTGGTACTTTCACTAATAGATCAAATTATGTTAGAGTAAAACAAGTAAATTACACAACTCCTAATTATTTAAATAGTAATGGAGCACTTTCAAATCCTAATTATGTAGATTATATTCCAACAAACGCAAGTGGAACATTTGGTAGCGCAACTGGAACTATAAAAGGTGGAACTAATTTTTATAATAATATTAATTCTTCTAATACTCAAGGTTTAACAGGAGCTAATTATGATAATATGATTAATCTATTATCAAACCAAGATGATTACAAATTTAATGTATTATTAACTCCTGGTTTATATGATGCTGATTATGCTCAACAAGTATCAACTATTATTAATAATACACAAAATAGAGGTGATAATATTTATGTACTTGATCCTGTAGGATATGGTGAAATGGTATCAACAGTTGTAGGTCAAGCTGCTTCTCGTAATACTTCATATGCCACAGAATATTGGCCTTGGTTACAAATTGTTGAACCTTCAACCGGTGAATTAGTTTGGGTACCAGCTTCAACAATGATTGGTGGTGTTTATGCATATAATGACTCAGTAGCTGAACCATGGTTCGCACCAGCAGGTATTAATAGAGGTGGTTTATCAACGGTAGTAAGAGCAGAACAACGTTTATCTCAAGCTCAACGTGATACTTTATACTCAGGTAAAGTAAATCCAATTGCTACATTCCCAGGAACAGGAGTAGTAGTATATGGTCAGAAAACATTACAATCAAGAGCATCAGCACTTGATCGTGTAAATGTTCGTCGTTTATTAATTGCTCTTAAGTCATATATTTCTCAAATTGCAAATACATTAGTATTTGAACAAAATACAGCAGCAACAAGAAATAATTTCTTAGCTCAAGTTAACCCATATTTATCAAGTGTTCAACAACGTCAAGGTTTATACGCATTTAAAGTAATTATGGATGATTCGAATAATACTCCTGATGTAATTGATCGTAATGAATTAATTGGTCAGATTTATTTACAACCTACTAAGACTGCTGAATTCATTTACTTAGACTTCAATATTACTCCAACTGGTGCATCATTCCCAGCATAATTCTTTAAAATATAGATATTTATAATAAACATAAAATATAAAATAAAATGGCAGTATTAAATCCAAACGAAATATTTTTCACAGCATTTGAACCGAAAGTAAAAAATCGTTTCATAATGTATGTTGATGGAATCCCTTCATATGTTATTAAAAAAATTGGCGCGGTTAGCGTTGAAATGGGTGAAATTAAATTAAACCATATTAATGTTTACCGTAAAATTAAAGGAAGAGCACAATGGGGAGATTTAGAAATGACATTATTTGATCCAATTACACCATCAGGAGCTCAAGCAGTAATGGAATGGGTACGTTTACACCATGAATCAGTAACAGGTCGTGATGGCTACTCAGATTTCTATAAAAAAGATATTACAATTAATGTACTAGGACCAGTAGGTGATATAGTATCAGAATGGATTATTAAAGGTGCATTTATTAAAACAGCTAATTTTGGTGATTATAGTTGGGATGAAGATGCAGCAGCACAAGAATTATCAGTAACATTAGGAATGGATTATTGTATCTTAAATTTTTAATTAAAAAATAAATTTAAAGAAAGCTCACCTAAATTTGGTGAGCTTCTTTATTTTTCATATATTTATATCCGAATATAAAAGTTATTAAATAAAGACTATGGAACAAACATTTAATTTTCCAACAGAAGAAATCGAATTACCATCAAAAGGATTAGTATATCCTGAAGATAATCCTTTATCAAGCGGTAAAGTAACCATGAAATATATGACTGCAAAAGAAGAAGATATTCTAACTAATCAATCATATATTGAAAAAGGTACTGTATTAGATAAAGTATTACAGTCACTTATTGTATCTAAAATTAACTATAATGCTTTAATTGTAGGTGATAAAAATGCTTTAATGGTAGCAGCACGTATTTTAGGTTATGGTAGTGATTATTCTTTTGAATATAACGGTCAAGAATATACTGTTGATTTAACTCAAATTGATAATAAACCGTTTGATAATGTTAATAAAGGCGTTAATGAATTTAATTATACTTTACCGTCAACGGGCGTTAACATTACTTATAAAATTTTAACTCATAGTGATGAACAAAAAATTCAAGCTGAATTAGACGGTTTTAAAAAAATTAATAAAAATAATACTCCTGAACTTTCAACACGATTAAAATACATGATTATATCTGTTGGAGGAGAACGAGACCCTAAAACTATAAGGGAATTTGTTGATAATCAACTCCTAGCCAGGGATTCACGTGAACTAAGAAAACATATTAGAGATACTCAACCAGATGTAGATCTAACTTTTTTTCCCGATGGAAGTGAATATAAAATCGACATTCCTCTCGGACTTAAGTTTTTTTGGCCTGACCTATGAGATAATTCCTCAATACCGCATTAATTTATTTTCTCAAATTCATGAAATAGTGTTTCATGGAAAAGGAGGATATGACTGGGAAACTGTATATAATATGCCTATATGGTTAAGGAAATTTACTTTTAATAAAATAGATAGTTTTTATAAAAAAGAAGTTGAAGAATATGAAAAATCCCAAAACAAATCGTCTAACAAATCTACATTAGTAGATCCATCAGGAAATATAAATAAACAAGCTTTTAAAGAAGTATCTCCTAAGGTTACCTCTGGTCCTAAAGTAAAATATAAATAGAAAAGTTATATTTTTTAATATTTATAATGGATAAATACTTTAGTAAATGGCAGATCCAATAGATTTAAGAATACAAAAAGAAATAAATAAACTTGCTGGAGACACCCAACAATATTGGCAAGGAATCCTTGATAGTTTAATACAAAGTGGAGCTCCTTTAGAGCAGATGAACAAACTTCTAGGTTCTGTTAGAAGTAGTGTTAAAGATACAGGTGAAGATTTAATTGATATTAAAGGTAGATTTCATTCAATAACAGATGAGTTAAAAGCTATAGTAACTGAAGAAGAAAAAGCTAAAAAAAGTTTAAATGATTATAATAATATTACTAAAAAAATATTAGATAATAAAAACGGAACTAAAAAACTTTCATCTGATGAGTTAAAGGAATTAAAAAAACAATTAAATGCAAAGTCAAAAGAACTTCAATTAAATAATTTAACAGCAGATCTTCAACATAAAGTTATAGATGAAACTATCAAACAAAATAAAGAATTAGATGAATCAATAAAAAAACAGCAAAAAATTGAAAATACTGTTAGAAATATTGGTACATTAGCTACTTTAGCATCTCAAATTCCTATAGTAGGAAAAAATATTAATGTAGATAAAGCTAAAAAAGCAGCCCAAGACGCAGCAGATGCTGGAAAAGGATCTTTTGGACAAATGTCAGCAGGTATTGCTTCAATGGGACAAGATATAGCTAGTGCTTTTA